ACGGCTTTCACATCGCTTGCCAGACTGGCCAGCGCCGCAGCCGCCGGATAGATTCCCGCCCCACTCCTGACCCGCGTAATCCCGATCAGTTCCGATCCAATGATGAACGCATCTACCCCGCCCGCCATTGCGGCCAATTTTGCATAATGCAGGATCATCCGCCGCCAGCTCCACTCCGCTGGCCCCGTATAAATCACCGTATCCTGACCCACTTGAAAATGGCTCGGTTGCGCCGTCCCGAAAAACGCCGAAATCTGCGTCGCCGCCATTGCCGTCCCGTCGGGCGACCCGGCCTGCCCCGGTGCCGGATGGCACGTAATCCGCCCCCGCCAGGGATAGGCCTTCTGCCCGTTCAAACCGGTCCACGGATCAGGCAGCTTATTGCCCGCCGCAATATCCATCATCGCGAACGGATAGAGCGTCACCTTGAGCCCGCGCGCCTTCAGATCGGCAATCGCCTTCAGAACCGACGCGTCGGACGGTGTCCCGCCATAGGCCGGCTTGCCGTCACTCAGCGAGACCACCTTCGCCGCCCCGCGCTCGATCCCGCCAACGCGCCATGTGGCGCCGTTCGTCATTTTCACGGCCGTTTCCACCCGCGGCTCGATCCGGCAAGTTCCCGCCCGCAAATCATCTCCGAACCAACTCACCACCAGCGACACCGACTCGAGCAACGGACATAACGCCGTCAATTGCGCAATCGACGCCTCCCAATCACTCGCTGCCACAAGCTGATGCCGGTTCTCGCTCACGGTCGCACCCGCCCCGTCCGAACGTGTTACGCCCGCCGTCTCGTAGACAAACTCCCCCGCCCCCGGGATCACATTGATCGCCCGAACCGCCTGCCTCACGCCGTCGACCGCCCGCACCACCTCGAAGGACAATTGCGGAATCCGGTTGCCATAGGCTTTCAGCGGAAATCCCTCGAACACCACATAAGCCACACCGCGATAGGCGGGCGCCGCCTCCGCCCCCTCCTTCGCCACAATCAACGGGTCCGCCTGCTGCGTCTCGTCGCCCGTGTAAATCCGGATCGCGTATGCCGTCAGGTCCAGCAACGCCCCGTCCGCCCAGATCCGCCGCACATAGGAGATCGGCCCTTCCGCAATCGCCACCGCGAAATTCGCCGTATATTCATAGGTCCGCGTCGTCACGCCCGACCCGCCGAACCCGCCCTTGCCGCCGCCTTCCTCTCTTGTGATCACCGTTTCCTGAAACCGCGTCGCCCAGATGATCTCGCCGCCAAGCCGCACCCGCCCGTAAACCCGCGGAATCGACGCGCCCTCGGTCGAGGTCAGCCCCGACATTTCCGTCAGGCGCGGCCCCTCCCGCGTCCGCTCGCCCGCAAGCATGGAGCGGTCCACCATATTCCCCGCAAGCCCGCCAAGCGCACGCCCGAGCATCGCGCCCATCGGCCCGCCGACAAATCCGCCAATCGCCGATCCCGCCGCCTGCAATACCAAAGTTGCCATCGTCTCACCTCATCCCTTCAACCGGGAAATCTGAATACATGCGCGATTTTCCGCGCCCAAAGCCCGAGCGGAACCTCCGCCACCGAAGCCCGCTCATGCGCGTGCACCATGGCCTCCGCCTCCGTCAGAATACCGAGATGCTTTGCCGGCAAATGCGCCTGCCACCGGAACAGCAGCAGATCGCCCGGTGCCATCAAATCCCGCGAAATCTCGTCCAAATGCCGCCGCGACGCATCTCTCAACGTCTCCGCACCCGCAGCCTCCGCCCACCCCGCCTGATACGGCCCCGGCTCCTCCGGCTCCGCGCCATAAACCGCGCGCCACACACCGCGCACAAGGCCGAGACAATCGCACCCGACCCCTTTCAGCGACGCCTGATGCCGGTATGGCGTACCAATCCACGCCCGCGCTTCCGCAATAATCCGCGTCCGCCGATCCTCCCCGCTCAAATCCTGCGCGCTCATCGGAAAAAGCTCCCGCCATCCATGTTCGCCTCGCCGTCACTGACCGCGCGAACCACGAAATCATTGCCCGGCATATGCGGAAATCCGCGGAAGTTTTTGAGATTGTTGAACACGTTCCGGCACGTCGACATCTGCTTGTCGCACCCCGCCGTCACGACAAAAGCATCCCCCGCCGCAATCGTCGCGCCCGGCGGTCGCCAGAGCGTCAGCGCACCCGTCGTCCCCGTCTGCGCATGGGTTCGCACTTCAATCGCGAGATCCTTGTTCGCGCCCGACGAAAACGTCACTTTCCCGCCCGTGAACAAGCCATCGCTAAAGCCGCTCATCACCGCGACGAGATAGCTGCGCCCATCGGTCGCCGTCACCGTTCCGCTGAACCTGTAGGCCGCCGCCATGAGCGAAACCGTGCACCGCGCATCGCCCAGATCCGCAGAACAGGATTTGCGGAAACTCCGCCCGCGCCGTTCGTCGAGCCTGTGCGACAAAGTCCGGATCTCGGCGACAAAGCGCTGCCCCTCGCGCCTGATTTCACCCACAACCCCGCTATCAATCAGCAAACGCTGCTCCGGCGCGGTCCAGTCCACAAGCCACACATCCACCCGCGCGCCGTCATAGCGCCCGCCCGCAATTTCCGCTTCCGTGAGACTAGGCGAGACCAGCGCACCCGCCACGTCACCGCCCGTCACGTTAAAGCCGAGCGTCGCCTCCATGTCGGCGGCTTCGAGCCCCGTCCCCGCCTGAAACACCACACCGTCAAATGCGAGGTCGCGATCATGATCGGTAAACCCCATCACCGTCCCGTCACTGCGTGTCACCCGCCAGCAACGGGCAAGCGTCATCGCCGCGCCGGAAAATCCTTCTGGCACATTCCGCATCTCGTTTTTCCTTGATCTGTTTGCCTCAGGGCACGATTTCAACCAGCGGGATTTTCGGAATTTCACCCGCCACAAACGCCGCAAAATCCACCTCGAACACATCGGTATCGAACCGCACCGGCACATCGAATTCGAACCCCGCCGTCACCACCGCGCCATTTGCCGGAATTTTCCCCGGCTTGAACGTCAGAAGTCCGGTCGCGACATCCACGTCCGCATCTACGCCCAAAACCTTCGCAATGCCTGCCACCGCAAATTTCACCGTGCCGGATACCGGCTTCGTGATCGGCCGCACATAGGGCGCAAACGCCCCGCCATAGGTTTTGACAAGCTGGAACGCCGCCTTTGTCCCGTTTCCCGTCCCGATCACCTGATCATTTGCGGAAACCTGCGCCGTCACCGTGCAGGATTTCCAGTCGAGCCTGTCGCGCCAGCGAAAGCCGAAAAGCCGCCCGCGTCTCTCCTCGAAAAACGTCACGATCTCGGCAAGCGCCGCAATCGTTTTCACCCCCGTTCCCGCATCATATTTGCGCTTCGCATGCGCCCAGCGCGCAATGCGCTCCTCGCGCCCCGAGCCGGTTGTCACAATCTCGGTTTTCCGCTCCGGTCCGCCGCTGCCGCCAAGTGCCACGGCGAGCGGAAAACGCACCTCATGAAAGCCATTCGGCATCCCTTACCTCCTCTTTCTGATTGCCTGAAAACCGGGCCTGATCCCCGTCCGGAAACGCCGACATCAACGCCGCAAGTGCGGCATGATCGAGCGGCCCCGGCGGTGCCTTCCCGTTCACACCCTCATAGGCCGCGCAGAATTCGCGCGGCGTCATCCGCCAAAACGCTTCTGGGTTTAGCCGCAGAACGCCAAGCCCGAACGCCATCACCTCGTCCCAGGGGAAAGCGCGCGGCACTATGATCAGACCGCCTGAAGCGGCCTCCCGTCCTGCGGCACTGGAGGGCGCGGCGTGGCCGCCTCCGCCCCGCCAAACGTGATCTCGAACAGCGCGGAGACAAGCCTGATCCACCCTTCGAGCCCGCCCTCAATGGTCAAAGCGCCAACCTCCGCATCGCTGATCTCCTGGCCGCCGCCGCGCAATCCCGCACCAATGATCCGCATCAGATCGCGCGCCGCAAGCCGCCCCTCCGAAAACCGGAGCCCCAACCCCGGCAGATCATCCGCCTCGAATGCGTGTTCCAGTTCCGCCAATGCCCCGAGCGTCAGACACAACCGCATCCGCCGCCCGTCAATCTCCGCCTCGATCTCACCCCGTCGCCCATTCGCCATAAAGTTCTCCCTTGAGTAATAAATCCTCGCACGACCGCTCCCGCACACGCGCAAGCGTGTCGGCGATGTCCGAAAAATGATCATGGTCAGTCGGTCGGTGCCGCGAGAGCCGTTAAAGAGGACGCCCCTCATTCATCCGTAGGGGTTACCCCGCCAACGTGCCTGCTGGGTGCCATGCGCTCGTGGAGCACGCGAACAATCTCGAGAAGACTGGGTTCGGCAACACGATAAAAAATCACATGAACGGGTGCACCCACCCGCGCGTCCCTGCTCTCTGCGCGGCTATGCCGGATATGAAAACTGCGGACGCCCGGCATGAGATCATGTTCATCGCGTGTCGAGAGTCCGGTCGGATCGCGCGCAATCCTGCGCAACGCCGCCGTCAGAACGCTCCGATACCGAATCCGTGCGTCACGCCCGTGCAAGGCTTCGCTTTTCCGGAGGATGGAAGCAATATCCGATTTCGCCGGTTCCGAGAGCCGGTAACGCATTGGCCGCCCCTAGCCGCGTGCACGCGCCAGATCGTCGAGCGCGTCGTCGAGCGCCTCGTCAGAGACATCGGTAAATGCACCCCGATCAAGCGCATCAATGCCCACTTTGATCTTGGATCTCAACAGGTCCCGCCGCGACTCGTCTGCCTCAAGCCGTTGTTGCAGGCCCAGCAAAGCTTCCCCGATCGCCTCGCTCGCAGTTTCATACGCACCCGAACGGATCATCTGGTCAACAAGCGCATCCTGCTTTGCCGTCAGCGTAATATTCCGCGTTGTCATATCGAGTCTCCTGTGCCTCGACATTCTATAACACTCCGCCTTTTTCGCCAATCATTTCCGGAACACGCGGCGCTAAATCACCGTGAAGCTGAGCGCGCCCGCGCTCTCCAGCGACACGTCAAACGTCACGCCGCCGGCATAATCGCCCTTGTAATCGAGTGCCGTGATCAAAAACGCCCCCTGCACGATCCCGAAACTCGGCACGATGATCTGCCAATTGCGGATCACGCCATCGAAAAACACCTGCCGCATCTGCGCGTCCGATGTCTCGTCGCGAAAAACACCCGACCCGCTCACACCCGCCCGCCTGATCCCCGCCCCCGCGAGCAATTCGCGCCAGCGCCCGCTCGATTCCTGGCTCGTAATGTCCACGCTATCGGCGTTGAACGTCAGCTGCCGGGTTCTCAGCCCCGCAAC